AGAAAAGCTAATTCGGTTTGGTCAGCAAGGTGTAACAGGCGCAGGTAAAAACCCTCAGTCTGCTAAAGATAAAGCCCGTAAGAAATCCTACTATGCTCGTCATAATGCGCAAGGTGCACCAGCAGGTCCGCTATCTGCAAAGTATTGGTCGCATAAAGTAAAATGGTAGATGAGAAATATGCTGAAGAGCTAATCAAATCTCGTAATCAATGGCGTAGTAAAGCGCGGATGAGGGCTCGCCGTATTGAAGAACTAGAGGCTGAGATCCGTAGATTAAAAGGACAGGGGTATGAATAGATGGCAGTTAATGCAGCAGGAAATTATACAAAACCGACCATGCGAAAGAACTTGTTTAACCGCATTAAAGCAAGTAATAAAGGCGGTAGACCGGGCCAATGGTCGGCTCGTAAAGCTCAAATGCTTGCTAAGCAATATAAAGCAAAGGGTGGAGGCTACAGAGACTAATGGCAAAGAAGCCTACGCAAAAGAGCCTAAGCAAATGGACCTCGGAGAAATGGCGGACCCGAAGTGGTAAACCCTCTACTCAAGGACCATTAGCCACTGGTGAAAGATATATGCCGGCTTCTGCTGTTAAAGCATTATCAGCTGCTGAGTATGCTGCAACAACTAAGAAGAAACGGAAAGATACGAAAGCTGGTAAACAGCATTCAAAGCAACCTAAAAAGATTGCTGCTAAAGTACGTACACATAGAACATAAACCCAGGAGCGGTACATGTCACGATTTGTTCAAGAACCACAAAAGCTGAAACCAGCTAAGAAGCCGCAGGCGCCTCTCCCTAAAGCAGGTAAGTATTCTGTAAAGGAACTAGAGAAGTCTAAACCAATCTATTCAAATACCGGAGGTAAGTATTAATGTCTAGACCTCAAGGGTATAAAGAAAGTGTAACTGATGAGCAGTTAGTTAATCTAATTGAGAGTGGTGTAAACAACTCAACAGGTGATTGGCTTAATTCATCAGACCTTGCAAGAGAACGGCTTAAAGCAACATATGAGTATGCTGGATTACCAGTTGCCCACCTTGCACCTCAGGGTGTTTCAGCAATCGTTGACACTTCAACTACAGAAGTTATTGAAGCATATACCGCAGTATTGTGTGATCTGTTCCTAAGCAACCAGCGCATTGGTCGATTCCTACCATGGAACGATAGCCCAGGTGCATTCCAGGGCGCTAAAGATGCAGCGATGTTAGTAAACTACGCAATTTTTAAACAGAATAATGGTTGGGAACTTATAGAGCAGTGGATGAAATCTGCACTACTATGGAAGAACTCTGTTATTCGTTGGGCTTATATTGAAGACTATGACTACGTATTTGAAGAATATGAAGAAATTAGCCAGACTAAACTAGATGAAATCTTATCAGATGATAGTTTAGAAATCGTAGGGGACCTGGAATTTGAGAACCGTGCTAAGCCAACTTCCGATGGTATGGCACCAGAAGTAGAACTTATATATGTTAATGTGCGTGTTCGCCGGGAAATTAACAAGTCTCGCGTTAAGCTTGAGCTTGTACCGCCGGAAAACTTCCGTATTTCTAGGGATGCAACATCAATTGAAGATGCTTCTTTTGTTGGTATCCAGAATAGTATGACCCGGTCTGAAATCCGTAAGTACTATCCAGATATGGCTGATGCTATTTTAGATTGGGATGAGTTAGCAGATGGTACAACCTGGAATGGTGCACTGGACTACGCTCAGGATGTTGCAGCAAGAAAACAAATTACCGGTCAAGAGTACTATCAAGGGTCAAATTCAGTAAGCGAGACACCTCTTGAAGCTAGTCGTGAAGTTGTTGTAACTGAATGCTGGCTACACGTAGATCGTGATGGTGATGGTATTGCTGAGCTTAAGCATCTTATAGTAGCAGGTAACTTTATTCTGCATGAAGAAGATTGTGATATGGTTCCACTTGCTGATATTGTTCCGTTTGGTATTCCTCACGAATATTTCGGTCTATCAATGGCCGACTTCACACGTAGCTCAACACTTGCATCTACTGCAATCCTACGGGGTTTTGTTGAGAATACATATCTTACTAACTACTCACCGAAGCTAGCTGATCCAAACGTAGTTGACTTTAGCGCACTGCAGAATATGAAACCTAAGCAGATTATTCCAACTAATGGAAGTCCTATGGGTGCAGTTCAACAGCTACCGCCAGAGGCAATCTCTACAGGTACTGTCCCGCTACTAGAACATTTACAGCTTATTAAAGAGCAGGCTACTGGTATGTCAAAGGCTGCGCAAGGTTTGAATGATACACTATATGTATCAGGTAACTCTGAGCAAAAGCTTTCAGCTGTACAATCAGCTGCGCAGAAACGTATCCAACATATTGCACGTCGATTTGCTGAGACAGGTTTCAAGCGGTTAGTTAGTGGTGTGTATCATACTTTAAAAGAATCGCTGAAAGGTGACTTCACTTATAACATGCAAGGGGTGTTTAAAACTATTAACCTCGAGACACTTCCTTCTAAAATGGAAGTTGAAGTATTGCTTGATATCGGTGAAAACTCAAATGCTACAAAGATTGCTAAACTATCTAAGGTTGGTGCAGAGATTTTACCTGCTCTTAATCAGCAAGGTGCCGGTATGGTTGTTAAGCCCGCTGCTCCTGCAGTCTTAGCAACTAAACTAATTGAAGCAATGGATCTCGATAGTAATGACTTCCTTGAAGACTATACTACCGATGAGTTTCAGCAGAAAGCACAGCAAGCAATTCAGCAACAGTCTCAAATGGCTGAAGCTGCGAAGCAGGCTGAGCAAAGAAAAGCTGAAGCAGAAATTGCCTTGTCAGAAGCTAATGTTATGTATACGAATGCTCAATCAAAGAATACATTCGATGATAACTCTAAGCAACTTGCAGTGGCAATTGATAAGCACTTCCAGGAGTGGGCAGACCTTAGCATTAGGGCTCTTAAAGAAGGTGCAGACCTTCCTCCACATCCTGATTATAAAGAAATCTTAATGATGGCACGTGGCTTACTACAACCACCACAGTCACCGGAATAAGAGAGGATAAATGGATAAGTACCGTAAGTCAGCTGAGACGAAGCTGAGTAATAATAAATCATACGGTAATCATAAAATTCATCCTGAAGAATTGGCGCGTCGTGCTCACGTAAAGGGGCACTTCGCTGCCAAAGAACGGGATGAGTTCTTTGATGAAGTATATGGTGAAGTCTTAGTTGACTTCTTTTTAGAGTGGCTCAAGACGGAGCCGCATGAAACTAAATCTCGAGAGTTCCTCTACTCTTCAGCCATGGCACTTGGTAGTGTTAAGGAAAGAATGATAAACTTCGAGATGTATGGGAAGAACATCCCACACCTTATGGAGGATACAAATGAGACCGATTGATATCGAAGCTCTACTTAAAAATTATAAAGACATGATCAATACGCTTGAGTACGATTCAATGCGCAGTGCAGGAAAAGCAAAGATTAATGCAGAGACATTAATTGATATGCATGCACTTGTCGAGCGTTATGAAAAATTATTGAATTCCCAGAAAGCAGCCCCAAAGAAGGAGGCTAACTAATGGAACAGGATACCGAAGCACAAATGGACTCTACCCAAATGGATGACTCTACCGCAGAGGTTAATAACGGTCAAACTGAAGACGCCTTGCTGGCTGACATTGTACGAAACTCCGAGTTCGTAGGATCTCTACCCGATGAGCAAGTCCCTGAGTTAGACCCGGAAGAATCAGATGAAGAAGACCCAGAACAATCTGATGAAGCCGATAGCGAAGA